ATAGAAACCACTTTTATATGGTTTTATGTAGTAAATTTCTATACCCTCTTTAGACATTCCAAAAGCTGGTATTCTTAAAGGTTCATCAGTACGTTTTATATTTGCCCAATCATCAAAATAAAAATATGCTGGTATTTCACCATTTTCATCACATTTTTCAGCACGTAATGTTTCAATAGGTATGTGTTCTAACTGAACAATTTTACTACGATCTTTAGAATAAATTACTTGTATTGCAGCATTACCCATTAACTTTAAATCGTAACATACTTTTCTAACTACATCTTTTTTAAACAATGCAATCATTTGCGCATATTCATTAGGTTTTCTGTTACTGTCAGTAGCATTTAATCCTTTTCCATAAATAGCTTGACTAATGCCATTAATAGCAGCATTATTAGTAGGTGAACCATTGTATCTATCTATTAAGTATTGAAAATAATTGTTATCTGCACCATATTCTATCCAATCTTCACCATTAACTTCTTTAATTTCTGGACTTGTGTAAGTACTTAAATTAACAAAGCCAAATTCTGAAACCTTTGATGCTTTTGTAAATTGTCCTTTACTATTTCTTTGTCTTTTCATATTACTATATAAGTATTATTATAACCATTGTAGGTTGTATATTGCCCTTTATTTAAGTTATAATAGTCATTATTATTTTGGTCTATATCTTGATCTGTACAGAAAATTCTATCTTTATAAATAATTCCATCACTTGCATCATCTACATTCCAAAGCGTTGTATCGTTTTCCCATAACTTAACATTTGTATTCCAAAAACTATTTGCAGTTTCTAATGTTACATCGTAAAAATGATTTTCTACTAATATAGGGTTAAATATATTTGTAAATGTTAAATAATTACCTACTTGTGTAGCACCATTAATTTCATAGGTTTTTACTATGTTTGTACTATCATCACGTATAGACATAATAAAATCTGTTAAGTAATCTCTTGGTATTACTGATAACGATTGTGCAGTTGCACTTGTGGTTAATATAATCATCAACTATATAACGTAATTAATTAACTAATTTGTAGAAATTATATTGTAAAAAAAAAGCACCCTATAAAGGATGCTTAATTTATTAACTAAAATTAAAACTATGCAGTTGGATCAATTTGTGTTGCATCTGGTGTTACTGCTGCATCTAAAAAGTAAGGTGCAGTTTCTTCCATACCCTCAAAAACCATAGTAAACCCCGATAAATCACCAGCAGCTGAACCGCTGACAACTGTACCACCCGTACATTCCATTCCATTTTCAAACCCACACAAGAAGCTATTACCGTAATAATCTTCAACTACAATATATGGTCTTGCTACTGCAAGTGTTTGTAGTTCTGCTTGTGTTTTTGCATCTAAATAAGTTAGCGTTAAGTTTAAAGTTTGTGTGTAAAATGTAGTTCCATTTTCTCTACTACTTGTTACAGTAGTTTCTAAAGATGAATTACCTTTTACATCAAATTCAAACCACGTTGGGCTACCAGTTAATGTAGCTTCTTTAGTTGTACTATCTACTGTTACTGCAGTTATACCACCGTAATCAGCAAAATATACTCTTTTAATACCACCAAACGCTGATTTGCAAGGTATTTTTCTTCCAGTTGTTAATAAACAAGACATATATATATTTTTTTTAAAAAAAAAGGGCAAGTAGATGACCTACCTACCCTAATTTATTGGTTAATTAATTTTAAGCGTATTCTACTAAATCAGATGCAATTCCAAATTGTACTGCTGATGTAAAACGCATTACCATTCTAACGTTGTTTGAAGCATCTAAATCTGCCATATCCAATACTTTAATAGAATTTGTATCGTTTAACAATCCCGTTCCAAAGTATAAGTTAGAACGTTGTGCTGCATACATTTTGTTTGCACTCATTCCTGGACATACAAAAATCTTAACTCCATTTACTGTTAAACTCCCGTTGTTCCACCATTGTGTTCCCATATTGTTTACACCATTTGCACCAAGACCTGCTGCTGCGAAACCTCCTAATGCTTGTACGTAGAATTTAGCTGCTGCTGATCCTATGTATAGGAATAAATCTTCTTTTCCATAAAGTGCTGCTGGAATAGCATCTACTACTTTAGACATTTCAGCAATAATGTTTGTTGCACTTAATCCACCACCTACTGCTGCTACTTGCTGACCTGCTGGTATATCACCTGCTGCTGCTGAAGCTGCAATTAGTTTTTCAAACCCATCAAATGAATTGTTAGTACCTGCTGCAGTATCACCTTGCCAAATACAAAATTCTGTATTCTGGGCAACTTCGGCTGCTACGTGTGCAATCATAAAGTCTGCGAATTTAGGTGGTAATGTTTGACCTAAACCATATCCCATTTGTTGTGCTTCCCAATCGTTCACAAAGTCATACTTACATAACTGTAGGTTCACTTGTAATTCTACTGGTTGTATAATTCTTTCAGTTAGTGTTACAGTTGATGTAGGTGTAAAATCACAACTTGCTGCACTTACTACTGCACTTGTTGCTAATTTCTTTAATACTTCTTTGTAAGCAATATTTGCTTTTACCGTTAAACCACCATCATCAATAGTTGATGCAGATAGTAAAGCTGCTGCAATATACTCACCAGCAAATTCACCAGCGTAAGTTGTAGTGATATTTACAGTAGTTGCAAGATTTGTTTTTCTTAAATTTGCCATTTTTATTTTATTTATTTAATTTATTTAATACTCTATCTAATGTTGTTGCGAATTTTCCACTTCCAAACTCTACTTTAGTTTTGTTAGATTTTGGTGCTGAATTTCTTGTAATTGGTTTTCTTGCTGCAGATAAATCTTCTTTTTTCTTATCTTCTACTTTTTCTTCTTCTTTGTCATCCATTAAAGAAGCGTATTGTTTTTTAAGTTCTTCAATTTCAGATTTTACTTCCTCAATAACTGGTGCAATAACCTCAACTACTGCTTCAACTATTGCTTCAACTTCTGATGCTACTTCTTCGGGTACTTCCGTTTCAATAGTTTCTTCTTCTAAATCTTCAGTAGTTTCTTCTTCTTTAGCAGGTACACCATCAGATACATCCCTTACATCTGCAATAATACCTTCTTCTTCTACGATCAATAGCCTACCATCATCAAGGATATATTCCCCTACTGGCATTGCTACTTTTTCATCATCGGTAACGATAAATACTTCGTTGCCTTTTTCTAATGATTCAGTTGTGATAACTGTACCATTTTCTAACTTCATTTCTTCAAGGTTTACCTCGATGTTTAGAAGCGTTTTTATGTCATTTAACATTTTGGTTGCTTTCATAATACTTATATAACGATTTTTAATTTATTTTTTGCGTTTTCAGTCTGTTCTTGTTATTACTCCTATGCCTTGTGCCCTCATAGAACCATCACAACAGTCAATAGAATATGTATTGGTATCCCAACATAAACAGGCACGTGATGAACCAGTAGGTGATGTTCTACTTGGTATAAAGATTTTATTTTTGTTGTTTCTTTGCATTAAGACCAATCCCTAAATTGCATTTCATTTTTTGTATATTCTTCATCTGAAACTTTCATATCCATTAACAATATCATATGCTCATCCCATCTATCATAAACATCGTTTACATCAACACCTAATTCTTCTGCTCTTGTTTTAATTTCGTTTAACGTATCTACATCTTGTGATACATCTTCAAATCTAAAAACTGCACTTGCATTATGTTTGTATTCATCATTTAATGTCATCCAAGCTTGTCTGTATTCTTCAAATTTTTCTTCGTGCCATTCATAAGCTAAATAAGATAATAACCCACCTTGATCTTCTATTGAATCATAATCGTACTGTAATTGGTCAATCAATCCTAAAGCTACTTTATGTGCTTTTAAATCTACCTTTTTATTAGGCATTTTATCATATACTTTTTCTAATCTACTTTTCATTTTTTTATTTATTTATTATTTTTTTTATTAAAAATTAGGCAAACTATCTTTTTGACTATTAAACTTTGATTCTAAACCATTAAGATATTCTAAAGCATCTGAATGTTCGTACCATTCTGGGTAAACATCTGCAACTTCAATCCCTAAATCATTTGCTCTTGTTAATATTTCATCAAGTACCCTTTGATCGTTTGCAATATCTACTACTTTTAAATAGTTTTCTGAATTATTAACATAAACATCATAAATTTCATTGTATATTTCCATCATTTGGTCAAATTTTTCATCAAACCAATTATTTACTGTATAATCAAGACTACCAATAATTTCATTAGTAAATTGGCTTGTATATTCAAAATCATTAAGCAACGCTAAATCAATTTTATGCTTTTTTAAATCAACTTTTTTCTTTGGTAGTTTTCCGTATACCTTTTCAATGTTATTTTTCATTGGTCAATATATTTATGATTTTATTTAATGTCTTTTGATCTTTTGAATACTCTTCTTTAATTTTGTCATTAGGTGCTTCCATTTTGTCTGCAAAATACCCCTCAATAGAAAAACCTTTAACTTTATTTGTTTTAACATACTCTTGCCATATTTCATCGTTATTAACTTTTACTGCACCCATCCAAGTACCTACTGGTACATTCAATCCGTATTTTCTTGATTTGTCTTGTACTTCATCTTCTACTAACCAACTTTCAACAAGTGTTAAACCACTTAAAGTTTCTGCGTGTTCTAATGTACTATTGTTTTGATAGCCATTCTTTAAATACATTTGTGATGCTTTTTGTACTGTATCTTT